GTAAGTAGTAAAACGTATTTAGTGATTGAAACAGGCAAGATAGACGCGGGATATCATGGCAATTTAGGGATTAATATCAAGAATGATGAAGAACGTGATGGAATACCCTTTTTATATGATGATATAGACGCTGAATTAGAAGATGGATTAATAAGCATTTTAGATATAAAAGGTAACTATGTACAAGATGGAAGAGGCATAAGAAGAGTTTACCAAATCAACAAAGGCGATAAACTAGCTCAATTGGTTATCGTGCCTATATGGACACCGGAACTAAAGCAAGTGGAGGAATTCGAAAGTGTTTCAGAACGTGGAGCAAAAGGCTTCGGAAGTAGCGGAGTGTAAAGACATCTTAGATCGAGTTAAGGAGGTTTTGGGGAAGTGACGCAATACTTAGTCACAACATTCAAAGATTCAACAGGACGTAAACATACACACATAACTAAAGCTAAGAGTAATCAAAGGTTTACAGTCGTTGAGGCAGAGAGTAAAGAAGAAGCGAAAGAGAAGTACGAGGCACAAGTTAAAAGAGATGCAGTTATTAAAGTGGGTCAGTTGTATGAAAATATAAGGGAGTGTGGGAAATGAATCAGCTGAGAATTTTATTACATGACGGTAGTAGTTTGATATTACATGAAGATGAATTATTTAACGAAATAGTATTTGTTTTGGACAATTTTAGAAATGATGATGACTATTTAACGATAGAAAAAGATTATGGCAGAGAACTTGTATTGAACAAAGGTTATATAGTTGGGATCAATGTTGAGGAGGCAGATGATGATTAACATACCTAAAATGAAATTCCCGAAAAAGTACACTGAAATAATCAAAAAATATAAAAATAAAGCACCTGAAGAAAAGGCTAAGATTGAAGATGATTTTATTAAAGAAATTAAAGATAAAGACAGTGAATTTTACAGTCCTACGATGGCTAATATGAATGAATATGAATTAAGGGCTATGTTAAGAATGATGCCTAGTTTAATTGATACTGGAGATGGCAATGATGATTAAAAAAATATTAAGACTAATATTCTTACTAGCAATGTATGAGCTAGGTAAGTATGTAACGGAGCAAGTATATATTATGATGACGGCTAATGATGATGTAGAGGCGCCGAGTGACTTTGCGAAGTTGAGTGATCAGTTAGATTTGATGAGGGCGGAGGTGTCAGAGTAGATGATGTGGTTAGTCATAGCAATTATATTACTAGTCATCTTATTGTTTGGTGTGATGTTGCAAGCGGAACAGATAAAAGGTGATGTGAAAGTTAAAGAGCGAGAGATAGAGATATTAAGAAGTAGATTGAGACACTTTGAAGATTAAACATATTTGTACGGAGGGTATTCATGACTAAAAAGAAATACGGATTAAAATTATCAACAGTTCGAAAGTTAGAAGATGAGTTGTGTGATTATCCTAATTATCATAAGCAACTCGAAGATTTAAGAAGTGAAATAATGACACCATGGATTCCAACAGATACAAATATAGGCGGGGAATTTGTACCGTCTAATACATCGAAAACAGAAATGGCAGTAACTAATTATCTTTGTAGTATACGAAGAGGTAAAATCCTCGAGTTTAAGAGTGCAATTGAACGTATAATCAACACATCAAGTAGGAAAGAACGCGAGTTCATTCAAGAGTATTATTTTAATAAAAAGGAGTTAGTGAAAGTTTGTGATGACATACACATTTCTGATAGAACTGCTCATAGAATCAAAAGGAAAATCATATCTAGATTGGCGGAAGAGTTAGGGGAAGAGTGAAATTGGCAGTAAAGTGGCAGTTTTTGATACCTAAAATGAGATATTATGATAGTGTAGGATATTGATTATCTTACTGCGTTTCCCTTATCGCAATTAGGAATAAAGGATCTATGTGGGTTGGCTGATTATAGCCAATCCCTTTTTTAATTTTAAAAAGCGTATAGCGCGAGAGTTGGTGGTAAATGAAATGAACGAAAAACAAAAGAGATTCGCAGATGAATATATAATGAATGGATGTAATGGTAAAAAAGCAGCAATTACAGCAGGTTATAGTAAGAAAACAGCAGAGTCTTTAGCAAGTCGATTGTTAAGAAATGTTAATGTTTCGGAATATATTAAAGAACGATTAGAACAGATACAAGAAGAGCGTTTAATGAGTATTACAGAAGCTTTAGCGTTATCTGCTTCTATTGCTAGAGGAGAACCTCAAGAGGCTTACAGTAAGAAATATGACCATTTAAACGACGAAGTGGAAAAAGAGGTTACTTACACAATCACGCCAACATTTGAAGAGCGTCAGAGATCTATTGACCATATACTAAAAGTTCACGGTGCGTATATCGATAAAAAAGAAATTACTCAGAAGAATATTGAAATTAATATTGGTGAGTACGATGACGAAGGTTAAATTAAATTTTAAGAAACCGTCTAATGTTTTCAATAGAAACATATTCGAAATACTAACCAATTACGATAATTTCACTGAAGTTCATTATGGTGGCGGTTCAAGTGGGAAGTCTCACGGCGTTATACAAAAAGTTGTACTTAAAGCATTGCAAGACTGGAAATATCCTAGGCGTATACTATGGCTTAGAAAAGTCCAATCAACAATTAAAGATAGTTTATTCGAAGATGTCAAAGATTGTTTGATAAACTTCGGTATTTGGGACATGTGCCTTTGGAATAAGACTGATAACAAAGTTGAATTGCCAAACGGCGCAGTTTTTTTGTTTAAAGGATTAGATAACCCAGAGAAAATAAAGTCGATAAAAGGCATATCAGACATAGTCATGGAAGAAGCGTCTGAATTCACACTAAATGATTACACGCAATTAACGTTGCGTTTGAGGGAGCGTAAACACGTGAATAAGCAAATATTTTTGATGTTTAACCCAGTATCTAAACTGAATTGGGTTTATAAGTATTTCTTTGAACATGGTGAACCAATGGAAAATGTCATGATTAGACAATCTAGTTATCGAGATAATAAGTTTCTTGATGAAATGACACGACAAAACTTAGAGTTGTTAGCAAATCGTAATCCAGCATATTACAAAATTTATGCGTTAGGTGAATTTGCTACACTAGACAAATTGGTTTTCCCTAAGTATGAAAAACGTTTAATAAATAAAGATGAGTTAAGACATTTACCTTCTTATTTTGGATTGGACTTTGGCTACGTTAATGATCCTAGTGCTTTTATACATTCTAAAATAGATGTAAAGAAAAAGAAGTTATACATCATTGAAGAGTATGTTAAACAAGGTATGCTGAATGATGAAATAGCTAATGTCATAAAGCAACTTGGTTATGCTAAAGAAGAAATTACAGCAGATAGTGCAGAACAAAAAAGTATAGCTGAATTAAGGAATCTAGGGCTTAAAAGGATTTTACCAACCAAAAAAGGGAAGGGCTCGGTTGTACAAGGGTTACAATTCTTAATGCAATTTGAAATCATTGTTGATGAACGTTGTTTCAAGACTATTGAAGAGTTTGACAACTACACATGGCAAAAGGACAAAGATACAGGTGAATATACCAATGAACCAGTAGATACATACAATCATTGTATCGATTCGTTGCGTTATTCAGTGGAACGATTCTACAGACCGGTTAGAAAACGCACAAATGTCAGTTCGAAAGTTGACACAATAAAATCTCTAGGATTATAGGAGGGAACAAATGTTAAAAGTAAACGAATTTGAAACAGATACAGATCTACGGGGAAACATAAATTACTTATTTAATGATGAAGCCAATGTTGTTTACACATATGACGGGACGGAATCCGATTTATTACAAAACGTTAATGAAGTAAGTAAATACATTGAACATCACATGGATTACCAACGACCTAGATTAAAAGTGTTGAGTGATTACTACGAAGGTAAAACTAAGAATCTGGTTGAGTTAACACGACGCAAAGAAGAGTACATGGCAGATAACCGTGTAGCGCATGATTACGCATCTTATATTAGTGATTTTATTAACGGTTATTTCTTAGGTAATCCAATTCAATATCAAGATGATGACAAAGATGTATTAGAAGCTATTGAGGCGTTCAATGATTTGAATGATGTTGAGTCGCACAATAGATCTTTAGGATTAGATTTGTCAATTTATGGTAAAGCTTATGAATTAATGATTAGAAACCAAGATGATGAAACGCGTTTATACAAGAGTGATGCAATGAGTACTTTTGTCATATACGACAATACAATTGAACGTAATAGTATCGTAGGCGTTAGATATTTAAGAACTAAACCAATAGACAAGACTGACGAAGATGAAGTGTTTACAGTTGATTTATTTACTTCTCACGGTGTTTATAGATATCTTACCAGTAGAACAAATGGATTGAAGCTCACACCACGTGAAAACGTTTTTGAATCACACTCTTTCGAACGTATGCCTATTACAGAATTTAGCAATAACGAAAGAAGAAAAGGGGATTACGAGAAAGTAATCACTTTAATTGATTTGTATGATAATGCTGAATCAGATACTGCTAACTATATGAGTGATTTAAATGACGCTATGTTACTTATTAAAGGTAATTTAAATTTAGATCCTGTAGAAGTTAGAAAACAAAAGGAAGCTAACGTGTTGTTTTTAGAACCGACTGTTTATGCTGATAGCGAAGGTAGAGAAACAGAAGGTTCAGTTGACGGTGGTTATATTTATAAGCAATACGATGTACAAGGTACCGAAGCTTATAAAGACCGTTTGAACAGTGATATACACATGTTTACCAACACGCCTAACATGAAAGATGATAACTTTAGTGGCACTCAATCGGGCGAGGCAATGAAATACAAATTATTTGGATTGGAACAACGTACTAAAACTAAAGAAGGATTGTTTACTAAAGGGTTAAGACGTCGTGCTAAGTTATTAGAGACGATACTTAAAAACACACGGTCAATTGACGCTAACAAAGATTTCAATACAGTTAGGTACGTATACAACAGAAACTTACCTAAATCATTGATTGAAGAATTAAAAGCTTATATTGATTCTGGCGGGAAGATTAGTCAAACAACTTTGATGTCTCTATTCTCGTTCTTCCAAGACCCTGAATTGGAAGTCAAGAAAATAGAAGAAGATGAGAAAGAATCTATTAAAAAAGCTCAAAAAGGTATTTATAAAGACCCTAGAGACATCAATGATGACGAACAAGATGATGATACAAAAGATACTGTTGATAAAAAGGAATGATTGTAATTGCCTAACAAAAACACTCAAGAATATTGGGAAGAACGCGGACGCAAAGCAATCGAGAATGAGTTGAAGCGTGATAAAACTAAAGCTGAAGAAATAGAACGTATATTGAATATGATGATTAAGCGCATTGAAAAAGAGATCAATGCGTTTATTGTTAAGTACGGAGATTTTGCAGGCGTTACATTACAAGAAGCACAAAAGATTATTGATGAGTTCGATGTAAAAGCGTTTCAAGAAGAAGCAAAAAGATTGGTCGAAAACAAGGACTTTAGCGATAGAGCAAATGAAGAATTAAAGAAGTATAACACTAAGATGTATGTATCTAGAGAACAGATGTTAAAGATTCAAATAGAATTCTTAATTGCTTATGCAACAGCTCAAACAGAATTATCGATGAGGGAATATTTCGAATCAACAGCTTATCGTGTGTTCAGTGATCAAGCGGGTATTTTAGGTGAAGGTGTACAAGTAGCTAAAGAAGTTATAGATACAATCGTTGATACACAATTTCATGGTGTCGTTTGGTCAGAGCGATTATGGACTAATACTGAAGCGATGAAACAAGAAGTAGAAGAAATAATTGCTAATGTAGTTATTAGAGGTCGACATCCTAATGAATATGTTAAAGATATGCGCAAGCACTTAAATAAATTCGAAGGCACAGCACGACAAAAGACCGCAGCAATTAAATCATTGCTTTATACGGAATCGGCACGTGTTCACGCACAATCAAGCATTGACAGCATGAAAGAAATTTCACCGGAAGGATATTATAT